CTGCGAGTACGTCGAGGTGCCGGTGATCTGCGGGGACGAGGTGCCGCCGAGGTTGCCGGCAGAACCGAGGACCGCCGCTGCCTTCTGCTCCGTCCGCAGCGCGTACGACTCCGCCGCGAGGTCGAACCAGAGCTGCAACGCGTCCGGCGTCGACCAGTTCACAACCTGCCAAGACAGGTTGCCGCCACCGATGTACGTGCTGGCGTTGACCGTGACGAGGTCGACGTTCATGTCGACGGTGCCGCCCTCGGTCTTCTCCGTCGACTGGAGCTCGACGGTCGGCCGTCCGCCCGCCGGGATGCGCGGGTAGGTCAGGACGCCCTTCTCGAGTGTGACCCGCCTGCCCGCCGAGACGACGGTGGGGCGGGACTTGTCGATGACGTCCATGATCTGCGCGATGTGCTGCGCAGGCAGCAACCCGGCGACGTCGCCGGACAGGGTGTGCTCCGGTGCGCGGAGCAGCCGCTCACGGGCGGCCATGACCGCTTCCTGACCACCGGCGAGCGTGGCGACCGACGGCCACTTCGTGATCAGTTGGTCACGGGCGTAGACGGCGAACGTCCGGTACTTCGTCTCGCCGTTCTCCATGCTGACGCCGTCCATGCGACCGGCGAGGTGGTTCCGCACGTTCTTCGATGAGACGCGAGCACGCTCCTCGCGCTCGAGGTCGCCGCCGAGCTTTTCGATCTCGGCGTCGTAGTGCTCGAGGCGTTCCCGGTAGCCGACAAGGGTCTGCTCCTCGATGTCCGAGGGCGTCTTGTCGTCGCGAGCCTCCAACCCGGCCAGGAGGTCTTCGTACAGCCTGGTCGTGGTGGCCCGCTCGTCCAGGATCCGCTCGATGCGAACCTTGGTTGGGCTGTTCATGATCTGTGTGCCTCCGCTCTGGAAGTGGTGTCTCGTACTTCCGGCGGGTGTCGCTTGCGGAGGTGCCGCCCGAGGGCGGGGTGTCCGGCGGGGTGCGCCGTCAGGCCGAGTCTAGCGACCTACGTGGATGCGGTTCCTTGCTCGAAGATCTGGTGCAGCCGTAGTTCGGCGGGGACGCGGACGCCCATCCGTTGCAACCGGGCGATCATCTCGTCGCCCAGCGGCGTTGGCGGCTCGATCGTCCCCACCTCGTCCTCGTCGTCTGCGTCGTCTTCGGGCTGCTCGCGGACGGCGAGGACTGCCGCCGACGGGTACGACCCCTGGGGGACGAGACCGACGCCGACCAGCCTGGCCGACACCCGCTGCACGACCCCGTTCACGATCCGGTCCTTCAACGGCTGGAACTCGACCGAGAGCTTGTCGAGGACGCCCGCCTCGAGGAGCGCCAATGCCTTGTCGCCGTCGGGGCCATCGAGGACGCGAAGCTCGCCGTGCAACCCATCGGCGCGGTCCTCGATGCTCCGGGCGTATCCGATCTGGTCCTCCAGCCCCTGCCGGTGCCGGAAGTTCAGGAACGCCTTGATCCGGTGCGCCGCCCGCATCTGCGCCTTGAACGCGCCTGGCAGGAACATCTCCTCATAGGGTGCGCCACCGTCGCTGACGGTCGCGATCTCGTTGTACGGGACGAGCCTGGAGATCAGGGTGCGCCCGTCACCCTCGGCCTCGAGGTCGACGCTGACCTCCCTGACCAGGGTTGCCTGTTCGTCGTCCATCTGATCATCCCTTTCGCTCATTGGGCGCTAGCCCCCGTTGGGCGGAGCGCCTGCACGTTGCTGCCGTTGTCGGCCTGGGTGTTCGCTGACGCGGTCGGCGGGGTGAGCATGTCCTTGAGCGCGTCCTCCTCCGACTGCGGTGGCATCCGAAGCACGCTGGCCCGGAACTCGTTCGTGGTGCCGCCGCCGAACCCGATGATCTTCTCCCACGCAAGCACCTGCTCACCGAAATCAGGAGCCAGGACGTTGAGCGGGTCGAACTCGACCCACTGGCCGCGAGGCAGCATCGACGCGGTCAGCGACCGGCTGATCCTGATCGCCGCCGGCCGGAGCTCGGTGCGCCACCAAGTCTCGAACAGCATCGCCGGGTTCTGGTACGTCAGGCCGCCCTCGAGGGGGAGGTTGAGCAGGAACGGCGGAACCCCGAACGCCGACGCGATCCGGCGGGCGTCGAACTCCTGCAGCTCGAGCAGCATCAGGTCCTTCGGTGAGAAGGAGAGCTGCTCGAACTCGATCTCCGGCGGCAGGATGGCGGGCGCTCCACGCCGAATCGCGGTCCGCTCGATCCACTGGTTCTGCAGCAGCGCCGCCTGCGCCTCCGTCAGTTTCCGCGACGACTTGAGCACCGCCGTCGGGACGCCGGCGTTCATGATCGTCTGCCCCAGGTCACCGGCCGCGACCGCCGAGTACATCGGGGATGCGTACGCCTGCAACGCCGAGGTGCCCTTGAGCCCGCCGGCGGGGTCACGGCTGATCTGGATCACGTCGTCCGCGTTCAAAGGCTGCTCCCCGACCCGGTAGCTGCGCCGCCCCCCGTCCTGGCGGACGTCGACCCTTGCCGGGTCGAGCACAGTCCACGCTGACGGGAACCCGGTCGCGTACCGGTCGGTGATCAGGATGAACGCGTCACCCCACCCGTACATCGACCTGACCGCCGCGAACACCGCGTCCCCGATCCCGTTCGGGAACCACGCCGGGTCCGGGTTCGCGATCCACGCTGGCTCGTCCGCCGACGGCGGACCGAAGAACCTCAGTGGCATCGAGCTGATCTGCTGCGAGTTGAGTTGCAGGCAGCGGCTGGCCGCCCAGACCCGCTCGATCAGGTTCGGGCTGAACCCCACCCCGCGCACCGACGCCCAGAAGTCCTCGACGAGGTCGGAGAGGCTGGGCGGGTCGGCGGGAACCTCGCGCTTGAAGAAGTCGAACAGGCCCATCAGAAGATCGCCAGCTCGCCCACCTCGAGCCCGACCGCCGCGTGCAACGCCAGCGTCGCCGCGACCAGTGGCGAGATGTCATGGCTCGAGTTCTTCCGCGACCACGCCCACGCGTCCCCCAACGGCCGGGGCTTCGCGCCGCGCAGGGCGGCGGCGAGCTCCTCCGACCCCAGGTGGCGCAACCGGTTCTCCGCGACCACGTCGACGAGGTGCCCGCACGCCTGCCCGTGCTCCCCGGCCGTCACCCTGCTCAGCTTCACCCCAAGCTCCTCAACCGCCGACGCGACCGACGCGGCCGGCCCGTACCCGTCACAGACCACCGAGTGGACGTCCCACCGTGCGACCAGTTCCTCCAGCCGTTCCGGCACCCACCCCGTTCCCTGCTTGTGCTGGATCACCTCGACGTGGAACAACCCGTCCGGGCGGAGCCCCGCCGCCACGATCGCGGTCTTCCGTTCCGGCGACACGTCGAACGCCAGGCAGACCGGATCCTCGAGCGCCGACCCCGCGTCCGTGAGCGCCGCCCAGTCCTCCGGGCTGATCACCATCTGCACCTGCCCGTCCAGCGACGGGTAGTCCCCGGCCCCGTACAGTTCGACCGCGAACGAGCGCAAGTCCATCGACCGGTACTCCAGGTCCATGTGCTCCGGCGCGATCCGAATCCCCAACGCCGGGTTCGCCTGCCGGCGGAGGTCGTCGTCCAGCGCCATCTCGTCCGTCACCTGCGACGGATGATCCACGTCGACCGACCACTCGAAGTACGCCAGCGTCGGGTCGTTCCCGTCCAGGCCGCGCTCCCTGACCGCCGTCCAGACCAGCCCGTGCTCATGGATGTCCTGGTCGACCGCGGAGCCGGCGTACCAGATCTGCATCCCGTGCGGGAACTCGTCCGAGGCCATCGACCGGGTACGAAGGATCGGCATCATCGCCGCCAACGCCGCACGGGTGAAGACCATCGCCTCGTCGAAGACCATCACGTTCCCCGAGAAGCCACGCGACCCCGACTTCGACCGGGTCTTGAAGATCAGCCGCCGGCCGTCCCCGAGCTCGATCCCCGCCTCCCCGTGCCCATGCCGGAACCCGGCGTAGTCGCCGCGGTTCCAGCGCACCTGCTCGAGCAGCCCAGGGTTGTCCCTGACCGTCGCCTCGATCCGCCGGAAATGCTCCTGCGACGTAGCGAACTCATGCGCCGAATGGATCACCATCTGCTCCCCGAGCATGAACAACCCGACGAGCTCCCGCGCCTCCAGAACCGTCCCCTTCCCGTTCTGCCGGGGCACGTTCAAACCCACTTCCTTCGCCGCCCAGGAGCCGTCCTTCCGAAGCCCCAACGACTCGCGCAGAACCTCCTGCTGCCAGTCGTCCAGCCGCATCCCACACTCAGACGCCACGAACTCCAGAGCCTCGTCCGCGAGCGTGTAGTCCACCCGGCCCGCCGGGATCGCCTTGATCCGCGCCGGCGCCGAGGCAACCATCACCACGGCCGCGACACCAACCGGCCCGCTTTACGGCCCGCAGTCGCCCGGTTGCACGCCCGATGCTCCGGGCCTGAGTAGCGCGAACGGTCTCCGTCAACGTGCCCGAGATCCCACGGCTCCCCCGCCGCGATCGGCCTGCCGCACCTCGCGCACTTCGCCAACCCCGCCTCCACGAACGGCTCGACCAACCTGCGCCGAGCCCTATGCGCCCGGTCGTAACCCCGCAGCTCCGGCGACAACTTCCGCCGCCTCGAACCCGCCAACCCCAGCGAACTCACGCCGTACCACTCGCAAATCCTACGAATACGGGTTCATAGAGGCAGAAAAACCACTGCGCGGGGCTCT